TTGCCGCCTCGAAATACGCTGTTAGCTTGATATGTAGTTTCCTCGCGAGTTGGTTTATAAATATTACCCTCTGATCCAATCATCCAAGCGTGTTGATTTACATTCTTTGTTGCAAAACAAAAACCTTTGCAATTTGTGGACTCGTATCTGCATTCGTTAACACTAGAGTCAAGAATCCACCCGTCATCTGTGTAAGCTATCTCTAGCATTAGATTTTCAAATCTGGCTAGTGTTCCGCGATGTCCGAATCCAGCAAATTGACCGATAATTCCGTTGTCATCTTGAACAAAAAGCATACCGCTTTCGCCATCCTTTCCGTCAGCGCCATCCTTTCCGTCAGCGCCATCGCGCCCGTCTTTCCCGTCGATACCATTATTTACAATGCTATCAAATGGTAGCTGCTCGGAAACTGGCTTATTTTGGCTATTGTCGTCACCGCAAGATATTAATATTATAGATAAAAGTGTAAATAAACTTTTGTTACGTAACATTTTAACTCCTCCTACAAGTTACATGATACTTATCGTCCTTTTCGCAAAAAACTTAATAAGTAAAACTGCGTATATTTGACAAAATCAACGAAATTACTTAGCTTTTTATTAGAAAATGCGGACGTAGTTTAATTGGATAAAACGCAGGCGTTGATCAGCCAGAAATTCAAGTTCGAATCTTGACGTTCGCCCACATATTTCCATGCCAAGGAGAGCGACTAAATGGAAAACTACGAAAATTGGTCTATCGACCGATTCATTCCTTACGAGCGAAACCCAAGAAAAAACGATCATGCAGTTGAGAAACTTGCATCAGCAATTAAAGAATACGGATTCCGAGTTCCTATTATTGTTAAGAGCGATGGCTTAGTTGTTGACGGGCATCTTAGACTTAAAGCGGCAAAAAAATTAGGGCTTAAAGAGCTACCTGTTTGCATTGCAGATGATTTGACAGACGCACAGATCAAAGCTTTGCGTTTAAATATAAATAGAATGGCAGAATTAGCTGAGTGGGATATCGATCTTTTAAAGCTAGAAGTCCAAGAGCTAGATAGTGTTGATTTCGATGTTGAGCTTCTAGGGTTTGATAATATCGATGAGTTGCTTGATCCTGTTCCGGAAATGGGATCAAAAGAAGGTCTAACTGACGACGATTCAGTTCCCGAAGTCGAGCAAAACATCCACAACGTAAAACGCGGCCAGATTTATAAACTCGGAAATCATCGGTTGATGTGTGGTGACTCAACCTGCGAAGAAACCGTTAGAATGCTTATGAATGGTGAGAAGGCTGATATGGTGTTTACTGATCCGCCTTATGGGATCGCTTACACTGGAGGATCTAAAAAGAGAAAAGAAATAGAAAATGATGCTATAGAAGTTCTTCCATTCTACAAAGAGTTTTTGTCGATAGCCAAATCAGTCTCAAGGGAAGGAGCTGCAATATATATTTGGCACGCATCATCGGAGACTCACAATTGCATTAATGCCGCAATAGAAAGTGGTTGGAAATTCAAATCATATCTCGTTTGGGTGAAGAACAACTCTTCCTTTGGAAGATCAGATTATCATTGGCAGCATGAGCCAGCATTTTACGGATGGGGAGCAGACGGTTCTCATAAGTGGCATGGAGACAGAAAACAAACAACTACATGGATGATAGACAGGCCATCAAGATCAGACGATCACCCAACAATGAAGCCGATTGAATTGTGCGAGAGAGGGATTGTAAATAGCTCTAAAAATGGTGAGTCTGTTTATGAGCCATTCACAGGCTCAGGCTCAACCCTAATCGCCTGCGAGAAAACTGGACGTAAATGCTACGGCATGGAATTAGATCCTCACTATTGCTCTGTAATCATCGAAAGATGGCAAAATTTCACAGGCGAGAAAGCAGAGTTAATATATTAGAATAATTGATAGATAGGAATTAATGTGGCAGCCGGACGCCCGACAAAATACAGAAAAAAGTTTTGTCAGACGGCAATTGACACCCTTGCTCAAGGCTATTCAATTGCTGGCGTCTGCGCTGACATAGGGATATCAAGGGATACACTTTACAGATGGATGAAAGAACATCCTGAATTTTCTGACAGTATCAAGAAAGGAAAGGAGTTAGGTCAAAAGAAATTTGAAACAATTCTGCTAGCAAAACTATCAGGAAAACAAATAAAAGATTTCGATCCTAAAAAATCAGACACAGCTTGCCTTATTTTCGCGCTCAAGACTAGATTTCATAAAGAGTATGGGAACAAGGATCATCTTACAATTGCACCGGAAATTGAAAATAATAAAGACACAGGCTTCACACTTGCTTATGATACAAAACCAAGACAGTTGCCTGAAAAAATCAACGACGATGAAGGAGACGTGATAGATGTCTAACGAAACTTTAGAGCAAGATAAAACGCAGAAACGAAAAACGAATAAAAAACCTGTGCAAGCGAAAAGGATTTGGAAAGGGCATCAAACATTTGTTTCAGATCTCTTCAAATGTGAATTATCAACGATGAAGAAAAATATCTCATTCAAATACGGAGAGCCAAAGATAGAAGACGTTGAGCACGTTCATTTTTTTAGAACGTTTAACAGTCAAGGAAGAAAACAAATATTTACAAATCCAGTAGGAAACCACTACCACAAAGTAACTGTCGAGGAAGACGAAAACGGTAATCTAGTAGCAAAGTGCGGTCCTGCGCTTCACAAAGTTACTGTAAAAGGAAGAAACGGAAGAAAAAGAAAAATAGAAAAGTATGTTTCTTGGGACGATGACACAGATTTAGCCTTAAAAGAAGGTCGTGAGGTTCTTAAAGATGAACATACACACGAAATGACTTATTTAAGATCGGAAGAATTAAATGCAGACTCTAATAAAAAAATGAAAAACACAAACGCAGCAGAAATTATCGCAGCAAATGAAAAGATGCAATCAGGTGTTTACAATGGGACTGAAATTTCTATGAGACCAGCATGAGAAATGAAAAAAGGATGAAAAAGAAATAGAAAAGATTTACGGAAAATAAAATGATAAGTGACATTGAAAAGATATTCGATTTAAAACTAGACGACACATTTGGGAAAAAACCAGATGTGTTGAACTATTTGAAGAATCACGAGCGCAAAAATATTGTATTGGAAAATCTGTCAGAGCAAATAAAAGGATGCGAAAGGGCAAATTATTCAATCAATTTTGATGTAAAAAAATATCATTATACTATCGATGAAATAGCTTTGTTTTTTGCGCGTAACGCTTTGAGATACGCAGAAGAACAAGCGGTTTCAAGAATAGAGCGTCAAAGAAGAATTGATGAAGCGAATAAAATAGAAGACGCTAAAGAAATGATGCAAGAGTTAGAAGACGAAGCGTTGACAACAAAGATTGTAAGCAGACCGGGAGCCGTTGCAAACTAGCGAGGTAACATGAGCGCTGACAAATTACAAGAGTACATGGATCTTGTCGATGAAGTCGGCGTCAACGCAAGTAATTTCAACCCTGATTTTATCGAGTATCAGCGGGAAGTAATTGACGATATAAAGCATCATTACGATTATTCTAAGGGCGTCCATGTCGCCCTTTTGTCTGGTTCTGTAGGTTCTGCAAAATCAATCCTTATCGCTCATCTTGTCGTTAGACATTGCGTTGAATTCGAAGGAGCTTGCTGTCTCATTTCAAGAAAATCCTTGCCTGATTTAAAAGAAACATTGTTTTTAGAAATTCAAGACCAGCTATCAGGTGCTTTTGTTCAAAGTAAGAACAGAAGGTTTACAGATGGCGGTGACTATTACATAAGTGAATCAATTGCTGCTATCTATTTTAAAAATGGATCTCGCATCATCTCACGATCATGGACTGATAAAAAATACAAGAAATTTAGATCACTTAAGCTTTCAATGGCTGTAATTGAGGAGATGGTCGAAAACAACGACGAAGACAAAAATGCATTTAAAGAAATTCTAATGAGATTAGGCCGTATCCCTAAAGTTTGCCGATACGAAAATCTTTTCATCGGAGCAACAAACCCAGATAGTCCGGGACACTGGGTGTATGAGGACATAATTAAAAAGGCTGATACCAATGACAGGTATCACGTCTATTATTCAAACACAGAAAAAAATCTTTTTCTTCCTAGAGAATACATTGAATCACTTAAAGACGGCCTCGATCCAAAAGAAGCGGATCGAATGCTTCGTGGTAAGTGGATAGAAATTTCAAGCGAGACGATTTATCACACCTACAATGAAAAATTGCATTTCAAAGCAAAAGAGTCATACGAGCCTGATCAATATAGAGACATACATATTGCGTGGGATTTCAACGTTGCAATTGGAAAGCCTCTATCTCTTTGCTTATTTCAGTTTGACGGTGTTTTCCATTTTTTTAATGAGGTCATAGTCGAGGGGATTGACACAATGCAGGCGTGCGAAGAACTAGCGTCGCGAGGTTTGCTTGATTACGATTGTCACTACGTAATAAACGGAGATGCTACCGCACGAGCAAAATCGACAAAATCATTAAAATCTGATTACGATATAATAAAGAAATTTTTATCTAATTATAGAACTAAAAAAGGGTTTCCAATAAGTTTCGAAATGGCGGTTCCAAAGACAAACCCACCAATAAAAACAAGACATGCGCTTGTCAGAGCGTATCAAAGAAGTGAATCAAAAAAGGTTCGCACAATTGTTTACAAGGATTGTCCTGTGTTGAACAGGGGTTTCAAGTTGACTGCGCTCAAAAAAGGCGGGCACTATATCGAAGACGACTCGAAAGAATACCAGCACGTCACAACAGCAGCAGGATACGGTATATGTTATATTCATAATCAGATTACTGGATCAAGATCTGGACTAACCAAAAGGGCGATAAGATGAAAATACACAACGAAGACCAGCTTCTCGATGAAACATATAGAGCGCAAGTTATTTCTGAGATTCTTGGTTCCAAAAACGTTGCGCGTAAGAAAGAAGCTCGCAGACGTTATGATATTTACAAAGATAAAACACCAAAATACATCAGAGAAAGACTAGACAATGAAGGATTACAAGAGAGCACAGTCAACCAGATGATGAACAGGTGCTCGAATATTCCTGTGTGTAAAACCGTTGTTAACAAAAAGGCAAGATCATACATAGGAGGCGTTAACAGAGAAACAGAAGTTGAAAGTTCAAACATTCAAATTCAAGAGTATTCTAAGCTTGTCAATTTTGACCAGAAGCAAAAAAAAGCAGACAGATTTAGAGAGCTGTATAAAAATTGCTCTATTCAAATTGTCCCAGAAATTGATCGCATCGAGTCAGAAAGAAAGGGCTACGATGTCTTTTCAACAAAACACAGGGTTTTGTCTCCGTGGCAGTATGACTGCATAGTCGATGCCAATGATTGCGAAAAAGAGCGTGTTTATATTTTAAGCGATTATTCTGAATCAACATCAGGCAACATCAACGTACCTGCAGAAGACGGAGCTCCACCTCAGCAGATTTACGGAAACAGAGAGTTCATTTGGTGGTCAAATAAGTATCACTTCACAACAAACGAAGCCGGCGAAATAATCAACACAATGTCTCCAGAAGACCTATTGAATCCAATAGAGATGCTAAACTTTGTTAATGTGACGGACGATCAAGATAATGAGTTTTGGGCAGAGGGGGGCGACGATCTCATCGATGGATCTATCTTAGTAAACCTGATTATTACAGACATGCTAGCAATTGCTTACCAGCAAGGATGGGGGCAATTCGTCATAACAGGCAAGAATGTCTCGCTTGGTCAAAAAGTAGGTGTTCACTCTGCGCTTGTATTTAACGTTGAAGACAAAGACGATCCACAACCAAATGTATCAGTTGTTTCAGCAAATCCTCCTCTCGATAGCTGGATGAGAATGGTTGAGCAGTATGTCGCGCTTTTACTCACAACAAATAACCTTTCTCCGGGTTCGATCTCTATAAAGCTAGACGCATCAAGCTTTCCGTCTGGAATTGCCATGGTGATCGAAAAATCTGAAGCAATTAACGACATTAACGATACTCAAGAAATGTTTGTCGATGCAGAAAGATTGGAGTGGGAAATAACAAAACGTTGGCAAAACCTATATTTTGACGACGATAAGCTTGTCGATGACTATAAAGAAATTGGCAGATTTCCAGATGATATGGTCGTTTCGACAAAATTCAACCAAACAAAACCAGTAATTACAGAAGCTGAAAAGCTTGATAATTTAAAAAAGAGAAAAGACTTAGGCATAAACGAGCAAGTCGATCTAATAATGATCGACAATCCTGATTTAAGTGTTGAACAAGCCACTGAAAAATTAAAACGGATCCTCGAAGAAAAGATTGCGAATTTTAATTTTTCAATGAGCAAAGAAAATGATGTGAACGAGGACAAAGACGATGACAATGAAGGGTGATGAAATATTCTTCGAATTTGATCCTTTCGATCTAGTCGGAGTAAAGAGGCCTAAAAAAAATGTTAGAGCTGCAAAAAAAGAGATTGCGGAATTCATTCTCGATGCTGTTCTTGACAAAGTAGGCGAGGGAAATTCTCCTGTATCTGGATACTCATCTTTTCCGGGTTTAAAGCCTAGTTATAAGAAAATTAAGAGTGAAATATCATCATCAGTAATTCCTAACCTTGAATTAACCGGTGATATGCTAGACTCGCTTGAGGTTGTTAATGGGAGCGGCGGAAAACTCAAGCTTAGGATTAAGGGATCTGAAGCACTTAAAGCCGATGGGCATTGCCATCATTCATCCAAATCTAAGAATTCTCGTTTGCGTCAAAGAACATTTATTCCAAATGAAAATAAGAAGGAAACGTTTAAAAAAGACATACTACAAGGCGTTAAAGAGATAATTTCGGACTACGACGATGGCAACTAAACCAGATCAACAGTTAGTTACAGCTTTGAAAAAAAAGCTTAACAAAAAGATCGATTTATCAGCGCTACCAAAACAAGAGATGCAAGCCATTGCAAAGCTGACTGTTAAAGAAATAAAAAAATCAGTTTCTAAGGGAATATCACCAATAGAGGGTGCGCAAAGGTTTCCAGCTTATAAAAATCCAGAAAATTACCCAGATAAAATTAAAAAACGATTTCCGAGCAAGAGGAGACGTCCTGTTAATCTTGAACTTTCTGGTGATTTTTTAAAAAACCTAAAATTCAAAATTGAAAACAAAGTAAAGAAACTTGGGAAGTTTGTTGAAAAAAGAGAAATAAAGGTCGGATTTTTTGACGAAGAATCGATAAACAAAGAGAAAGGACACAGAGATGGAGCAAATGGGCAACCAAAAAGACCTATCATTCCAAATAAGAAAGAGGATTTTAAGAGACGGATCAAAAATAGTATTGTAAAAGAGTTTAAGAAAATATTTAGAAAAAATGTTGCAAAACGAAAATAACTTAGGGGATAATATGTCTAGTTCTTCAGATAATGGTGTCAGTGACACTATTTCAACAGCCAGTGGCGTTGAAAACGAAGGTTCTAATGATGGCAACACGCCAAAAGATCGAACGATAAACCCATCTGATCATGATCGCGCTGTGCAAGACATGCTCAAATATAAAGGGCAAGTTCAAGATCTTAAGACGACCATCGATTCTTTGCAAACTCAAATACATGAATTAAATTCAAAGAGTTTGAAAGACAAAGAAGACTATAAGTCGCTTTACGAACAGGAAGTTCAGAACCATCAAAGAACTAAAGACAAGCTTAACGGTGTTGAAAGTAGTTTTTATACAACGAACAAACACAGTGCGGTTTTGTCAGCGCTACGGAAAGCGGGATTGCGAGACGATGCAGAAAAGATTTTAGACACCATTGATTTTGATTCACTAGAGGTTGAAACAACTTCAGAAGGAAGAATTTTTATTAACGGCGTCACTACATTTGTTGAGCAATTTAAACAAGACTACCCCTTTGCATTTCAGCAGCAAAGAACAACGACGATTAACAGCGGCGGCGGCTCAAACAGAGTGGAAGAGCCGAAGAAAATAACCCCTGCTATGATTGTCGAAGCTGAAAAGAAATACGGATTAAACAGCAAAGAGTCGCTAGAGTTAATTCGTGAATATTCAAAGCAACGACAAAATAAATAATTGAACATATTTTGGGGGATAAAAAATGGCTGATCAAGTAATGACAGCAGCAAGTCACGCTGCAAATGTTATCCCGGAGTTATGGAGCGCTCGTTTTGTTCCAACTCTGAAAGAAAAAATGATTTTCGCTGAGTCTGTTGGGCACGACTACGAAGGCGAAATCCAAGCGCTTGGTGATATTGTTAACATCAACTCGTGGAATCAATTCGACGAAGCCGACGTAATCTTAGAAAACGAAAAAGCATCCGCCGACTCAACCACATCATCAAAATCTCAATTAACAATCAACACTCGTGTTGCGAAAGACTTTATTTTAACGAAAAAAGCTCAAGCGCAATCACTTGAGGTTCAGAATACTTTGAGTGATTTAGCAGCGCATTCAATCATGAAAAAAATGCAAAGTTTAATCATTGCTGCTATTGTTCCAAGCGCATCTGCGCCCGACCATCAGATTGCTTACGATTCAGGATCAACCTTGGCTCTTGCTGATATCCTTGAAGCCGCTGAATTGTTGAATGATTCTGACGTTGAAGAGGAAGGAAGAGTTCTAGCAACAGGATCAGCGCAATACATGGATTTGTTCAACATCACAGGTTTCACGAGCAGGGATTACATTCCAGCCGGATCACCTTTGACTAGCGGCGCTATTTCAACTCCAGTTATGGGTTTCCAACATAAATGGAGCTCCGAAGCTGGTGCAGTTTCAAGATTCTTCCATCCGCTATTTTTGCAGATGGCTGTTCAACAAGATCCAGATGTCAAAGAATACGACCTTGGATCAGAAGGAAAACGTGCAACACGCGTCAACATGGACGTTCTTTTCGGTTACGTTCAAGTTTCAGATGTTAGAGTTGTAGAAGTCTCTTAGATTTTTAAAATGACACTAGTTTTGGAAGTTTCTAGGTATCAAAAAACTTGCCCACTCATATTTGGAAAATAAAATCAATTTAATTTGAGGAAAAATATCATGGGTAACGTTGCTGCTTATAAAGAAATCGGTGAAGGATTCATCGGTGAAGAGCAAATAAGAAAGTTTACGTGGGATTTCTCGCAAGATGGTGGTGCTCAAGGTACGTTTACGTTGGGAACGGTAAGTAAAAAGATTGTTGTAACGCAAGCTTTTATTCATGTTGAAACCGCATGCGCAGGCGCAACTGCAACTGTAAAAATAGGTTTTACGACTGCCGATGATGATGCAATTTTAAACACAACTTCTGGTGCTGTTGCAAACTTAACTGACGATGTTACTGACACTGAATCGGCAGCATCTCTTTTGGTTGTTGGCGCTGGTGACACGCTGGACATGGTGATTGCAACGGCTGACCTTACGGCAGGAAAGATCAACGTTTACGTGAAATACCATCAGGTAGATTAATGGCTATTAACTCGACAAGACTTAGATTTATCAAAGCAAAGACAGCTGCGGAACTTTCCGCGGCTGTTTCTGCATTACCAACGAAGGTCGAGATAAAAGGAAATCCAATTTATCATGGTAAGTTTTGGTTTGTCTGGTTTGTGATACCAGACTCAGTTAATGAGTTTAAAAATTTAGAGATAGGATAAAATCATGAGCAGAGACATCAAATCAGAGCACGAGTTATTAAGAGAAATGGGCCATTCTAACTTTGAAAACTTGTCAGAGAAAAAGTACGAAGAAAAATTAAAGATGGCGAGAAGGAAAAAGCAAATTCTTATCGAAGAAAAAGAGAAAGAAAAAAAATTAGAAGAAGAAAAAAAAATAGAAGAAGAAAAAGAAAATGAATTGC